AAGTAGATACCGCATTCTCTGGTCAGAATGCAACTGGCGACAGCTTCAACGGACACTCCGGTGCTACCGTTGGTATGGGTACAACCGCACAAGGCGGAACCAACCCAGGTCTGCTGAACCCAACCGCAACCGCAACTGAGACTGACTACAATGTTGGTCAGGGTATGCGTACCGATGATGCTGAGTCACTCGGCACATCAGGTAACGAGTTCAACGAAATGGCATTCTCAATCGAGAAGGTCACCGTAACTGCTAAGAGCAGAGCTCTGAAGGCAGAATACTCCTTAGAACTCGCACAGGACCTCAAGGCAATCCATGGTCTGAACGCTGAAGCGGAACTCGCCAACATTCTCTCAACTGAGATCTTGGCTGAGATCAACCGTGAAGTCATCAGAACCATCTACAAGACTGCTGAGCAAGGTGCTACTGCAAACACTGCTACTTCAGGTATCTTCGACCTGGACGTTGATTCCAACGGTCGCTGGAGTGTAGAGAAGTTCAAGGGACTGATCTTCCAAATCGAGCGCGATGCTAACGCAATTGCACAAAGAACTCGTAGAGGAAAGGGCAACATCATCATGTGCTCCGCTGACGTTGCTTCAGCTCTGACACATGCTGGTATGCTCGACTACACACCTGCTCTGAATGCAAACCTGAATGTCGATGACACAGGTAACACATTCGCTGGTGTTCTTAACGGTCGCTACAGAGTCTACATCGATCCTTATTCAGCAAACGGTGCTGCTTCACAGTACTATGTTGTTGGTTATAAGGGCACTTCCCCTTATGACGCTGGTCTGTTTTACTGCCCATATGTACCCCTCCAGATGGTACGTGCAGTTGGAGAGAATACCTTCCAACCTAAGATCGGCTTTAAGACTCGTTACGGAATGGTCGCTAATCCATTCGCTGAGGGTCTTTCACAAGGTCTCGGAGCTCTTACAACAAACTCCAACCGTTACTACAGACGTGTTCGTGTTAACAACCTCATGTGATCTAAATTCACAAGGTTCTATAGAGGGGGGTCGAAAGACCCCCCTTTTTTTATCTAAATAATTCAAAAAATATGACAACCTCAAATTTTTTAAATAACCAGCAAGAGAATAAAAATTTCTTATCACCAGTAGGTTTTAAGTTCTCTTTGACCAGGGCTAAAAAGGTTGACTTCTTTTCCAATACGGCTAACATTCCTAGTTTGGATCTTGGAATTGCTACTCAACCAACTTACTTGAGAGATACTCCAATTCCTGGAGATAAGATTAGTTTTGGTGATTTTGATCTAGAATTTATTGTAGATGAAGACTTTGAAAATTATCTAGAGATCCATAATTGGATAAGAGGACTTGGATATCCAAAAGATGTTGGAGAATACCAGAGACTAATGAGCAAAAGACAGGAAGAATTCTCAACCAGGTCTACTAAAGAATTGAATAATATGTATTCTGATGGTTCTCTTTTTATCTTAAACAGCAACTTTCAACCCAATATTGAGATTAGATTCAGTCAGTTATTTCCATATACACTGAGTACTTTACAATTCAACGCAAAGGATACAGATTATGACTACTTTACAGCAAGGGTAAGTTTCAAGTATACTATATTTGACATGTATGATATGAGGGGCAATTTATTATCATGAGTTTTGATCTTGACAAGATTCAAGAAATGTGGGAAAAAGATGCTAAAATTGATATGGACAATCTCCATACAGAATCAACCAACATTCCCTCACTTCATGCAAAATACTTCGAAATATATAATACCATATTCTTACTAAGAAAGAAAGCAGAGCAGCAAAGAAAAAACATCAGACATGAAAGATACGAATATTTTAGTGGTAAAGCTGACCCAGATATTTACATAGACAATCCATTTCCAAAGAAAATTAGAGATAAGGATACCATGCAAAAATACTTAGATGCTGACGAAAAACTATCTGGAGTATGTTTAAAGATAGATTATTATGATACTATGTTAGTATATGTTGAGAGTATTTTGAAACAGATTTCTAATCGAACTTATCAAATCAAAAACTCTATAGAATTTATGAGATTTAATTCGGGGTTAGGATGATGAATGAGGATTTCATGGAAGAAGATTTTTATACCATAGAAACTCCAATACAAGGAGTTAGGATCATACACAAAGCATTATCAATTGCTATTGATAAATGGCCTGGCGGAGATCCAGAAGAACAGCAAGCTCTTATAGACATGAAAGATAATTTTTTTAGAATTTTATTGGATCATCAATTCAATCGTACAGATATAGATAGACCTGACGACATCTAATAAATACAGTCAGATGCGTTAGCCATCGTGATTGATACAACAGCAAATCTTGTTATATCCAAATCTAACGAAGTATTTTTAAAAATTAATACAGAACCTCATATTGAGTATGAGTTAAGAGATCATTTCAAATTTGAAGTTCCAAATGCAAAGTTTATGCCACAGTATCGTGGTAGGAATTGGAATGGAGAAATACATTTATTTGATATGAGATCTAAGCAGATCTATGTTGGTCTGTTGGATAAGATTGTCAATTTCTGCAATCAATACGGATATACTTATAAATTCGAAGATAATAAATTCTACGGAACACCTTATGAGGAGAATGATCGTATATCATTCGAAGGTGTCAAAGATTATATGAGCTCTATCTGTTCTCACTCTCCGAGAAATTATCAGATTGAGGGAGTATATGGTGCGCTAAAGCACAATAGAAAGCTATTGATAAGTCCCACTGCTTCTGGCAAATCTTTGATGATTTATTCTCTTGTAAGATATTACGTAGACCAAGGTCAAAAAATCCTACTAGTTGTTCCGACGACAAGTCTAGTAGAGCAGATGTATAAGGACTTTCAAGATTATGGTTGGAATGCTGATTCATACTGCCACCGTATCTATTCTGGTAAAGAGAAAAGTAATGACGCTCCGGTAACAATTACAACTTGGCAATCTGTATATAAATTGGAGAGATCATTTTTTGAAGACTACAATGTAGTTATAGGAGATGAAGCTCACCTATTTAAGAGCAAGTCTCTTATACAGATTATGACCAAGTTACACCATGCCAAGTATAGATTTGGGTTCACTGGTACTTTAGACGGCACACAGACGCATAAGTGGGTCTTAGAGGGACTGTTTGGTCCATCATACAAAGTCACCAAGACAGAAGAACTAATGAGACAAGGCCATCTGTCTCAATTGGATATACAATGTCTTGTATTAAAGCATCCACCACAAACATTCAATGTCTATGAAGATGAGATTCAATATCTTATTAATCATGAGCAGAGGAATAACTTCATTAAAAATTTAACACTTGATCTTAAAGGGAATACACTTGTTCTTTTCCAGAGAGTCGAAAGCCATGGTGCAGTACTCTATGAAAAGATAAATAACAACAAGGGTGAGAACCAAAAGGTATTTTTTATACATGGTGGCGTAGATACTGAAGAAAGAGAATTGGTTAGAGAAATTACAGAAAGAGAGAATGATGCTATTATTGTCGCCTCTTATGGAACTTTCTCAACTGGTATTAATATTAAAAATCTTCATAATGTAATCTTTGCTTCACCCAGCAAATCAAGAATTCGTAATCTTCAGAGTATTGGTAGAGTCCTTAGGAAGGGAAAGAATAAAGTCAAAGCTACTTTGTATGATATCTCCGATGATTGCTCAACAAAGTCAAGAAGAAATTACACACTCAATCATTTCATAGAAAGAATTAAAATTTATAACGAAGAAAAATTTAATTATGAAATAATTACAATTAAATTAAAGGAGAACTAATGGAAAATGACTTCTACGCAACAATTAAATTAAAAACAGGTGAAGAGATCTTCACAAGAATAGCTGTTACTGATGAAGAAGAAAATTCTTTGTTAATTCATTCTCCTGTGAAAATAGCTGAGATTAAACACAAGTCTGGTAAAGTAGGCGGATATAAATTAGAATCTTGGATAAAGACAGCAGATGATGATATGTTTGTTATTCGGATGGAAGATGTATTAACAATGAGTGAATCAAAAGATTTGAAGATGATAATGATGCATCAATCATTTGTAAATAGATTCTCAAGAATGAAAAATCAAAGAGATGCTTTCGGAACAGAAAGAAATCCTGGATACATCTCTAGTGTAGATGATGCTAGAGAGCTACTAGAAAAGATATTTAAACAAAAAAGCTCAGAGCTATGATTCTCATCAAACCTAACAAAGATATTCTACAGAGATAATCATACCTTGTCAAGTATATGTTTGAATGCTATAATTCATACATATTATGAGATATTTTTATGATTACTAATACCATGCCACGTAGAAGAAAGGAATCTGAACAT